CCGCCTTCAGCAGCACCTTCCAATACTTCGTCAAGAGGAGGAGGAAGGCCTTCTGGTCTCGGTCTTGGCGTTAGGGTAACTTTAAGTAGAGGATTTTCATTAGCACCAGAGCTTGCCCTAGAAGTTTTAGGCGCCTTTGTGATATCTCCAAGCACCTGTTCTACGTATGGGAAATTCTTTGAGGGAATGCCGAAGAAATCACTATTGGAAATCTTTGCCTGTTCCGATACGGCCTTTTCAAGCTCGTTGTCAGCATTATCCGCTATCTTGCCCCAGTAATTTATCATGCGTTGACGGGCCTTTTCTGGGATAATGCCTTTCGAGTCAACAACTTGGTTCAAGGATGTCTCTGCAGCATCTAGGGAATTCCTTGCTGCTGAAACTCTATTTGCAGCGGCGGCTTCATCTTCTTGGCTTTTTAATCCGAGTGCCATCAGCCTCCGCTTTGCCTCCTCACGGGCAAGCGCCTTGTCTATGTCTTCCATACTAAGGGCAGCGGGTAACATGCCGTTAGCATTACGTCTACGGGAGCCTCCTGATGCAGCTCTTGCATTAATAAGAAGCTCTTTCAACTCGTTTCTTTCGATATTCAGTGGGTTTTCAGCGCCCTTGGAGCCTTCAAGAAGACCTTTGACAAAGCTACGACTGTACATGCTATTACCTTTCTTGGCAACAGTGCGTAGGCCCTGAACCGATGCAGGAACAATAGCCGCAGCCAAACCAGCACCGCCAATATCACCCCAGTTGAATTCGCGCCCTTCCGCAGCGTCCACGCCTTGGCGGACACCTTCAATAACAGCGTCAGCACCGCCAGCAATTATTGGGTCAAGCAAGTGTGTCGTTCCTGGGTTTTTAATACCAAGCAAGCTGGCTTCTCCTGCACTGGTTATTCCTCTTACTGGCTTAAGGCCACCTGGAACAAGTCCCATAGCAGTGCCAATAGCGAAGTCAGTCAGTCCAGCCCTAGTAGCTTTTGCGTCATCGTATTCGCCAGTAAGAGCCTGCTTAACAGACTCTTCGTACAGTGATGGATACGCAAGAAAAGCAGCTTTCTCTAAAAGAGCAGCGTCTTCCGTTTCTTCCTTTACAATCCTTGCACGGTCATAATCAGTCGCATGTTCCATTAATTTGTCGTAAAACTTCTGAACATCGTTTCTGTTCTTCGGGTTAAACCCACGCTCCTTCATGGCCTTGCCAATCTGCTCGGGGTCCATCTGATACCAGTCCTTGGCGCCCTCTTCTGATGGTGCTATCAAGTCCTTATATGCGGAGAACTCCATCTTCTTTTTGAGGTTAGCAGGATTCTTCTCGTCAATCAAAGTATTGGCCACGTCCTCGATTTTCATCTTGTCGAGGGTCATGGATTCCTGGTCATTCCAAGTCTCTTCTGGATAAGCCTTCAAGAGCCTGTCATAATACTTGTTGGCAAGCCCTTCCACTATGGATTCCTTGTCCTTCCCTAGCTTTCTGAAATCACCTTGGGAAAGGCCAAGACTTCCTGTTCCTTGACCCTTTGCGAACAATCCGTATGCATGGCCCGCAATCTTGTATGCTTTCATGCGCAGCTTGTTTTCTCTTGCAGTACCCATTATAACCTCTCAGTGTTAGTACAAAGGAACCGTAGCATATATTGTGCGGCCAATCTTGAGTTCATAGACGCCCTTGTCTGGATTTTCAACAACATCGAACTCGTAATTGCTTCCGTTGGAACTGCCGCGAACTTTTCCATCTGTTGTAGTCTTTACAGCAGTTGCTGATATGCTCTTTGCAGCCTTTTTCCTGTTCCTGTTTTCTGCAGCCGAATCCCTGAATCCCTTCTTCTTGTTCTCGATTTCGGACTGGAACTTATCCCAACCCTCTGCCGTACTGTAATCTTCTGGGGCCTCATTCTCGGCCAACAAGTCAACAACCTTGCCTTCCGTATTGATGTTCTTGTTGGAAAGCTTTGCTAGAACATCGGCCATGTACTTCTTTGCACGGTCATTGAAGTTTGCCTTTTTGAGGGCGTCAATCTTGCTCTGGTTATCCCAGTATGTTTCCTCATATCCAGTGTAGGGCATGTCGTTGTCCTTGTCAAAGAACTGCTCGTCGTTGAGGGCCCTATACGTCTCCAAGTCGGCATCAGGAACCCTGTCCTTGCTCAGGAAGTATGAAAGCTTTGCCTTATTAGAATCACGCTTTGTTTGCACCTTTCTTGCTTCTTCATCAGCCTTGGCTTCCTTGTCCTCGACTTCCTTGCTAGGGCGAACAAAGTAACCTTTCTTTGCTCCGTAATCTTCGTAGAACTTTACGTTGGTCGCGGCGTCCCTCTTGTCCTTTTCGGAAGAGCTCTTGTTGGCCATGATTTCGCGTTGGGCTGACCTCGCCAAAGCGTAGTCCTTTTGCCACTGATAACGATTCTCGTCGTCAGTTTGCTCCTTTCCAGCCTTCACCATGCGTTCCTGTGCATCACGGGATAGCTTGTTCTGGATAGCCGAGTTTAGTGCATTCTGGTATGCGTCAAGGCCGCTGCGGTCTCCGTCAACAATGTAGTCGAAACGTGCAGCCCTGTACTCGGGGCTGTTCCTTTGCGGTGTTCCCGCATCACGGGCTGCGATACGCTTCTGGACTTCTGCGATATCGGCATCAATTTCTGCTAGACTTCTCATTAGTAAAGCCCTCCACGCTTGATGATATCGGAATACACTGGGCGAGAAGAATACATAGCTTCCGTTGGAACATATCCTCTCATGACTTCCGAATACCTAGACATCGGAACATAGTCCTTCATGTCGTTTGCATTCACCACGGAAACGCTAGGGCCTCCAACACTACTCGGAATCATAGAGCTTGCTCTTTCGTCCCGTAGTTCTTGGTCATGCTCTTGTTGGGCCCGAATAACCTCTTCCCTTTCCTTCTGCAAGGCCGCTAGCTTGTCTTCATCGGACTGCCACGTTTCAGCCGTGCGGCCAAGAGCCTTGGCGAAGTTGCCAATGGTCTGTGCATTCTGATTTCTGCGTTGAGCCTCACGGTCAACAAAAGCCTGGCGCCTGGCCTGTGCGTTCTCAATAGCGTTTGCCAACTGTTGGGCAAACTGGTCTCTTGTGTAAATCCCTGGCATATTAAACCTCGCGTATAATAAGTATCAGTACAAACCTGCCATGGCCTGTGCGTAGGTCATGTCGGCTGCTAGTTTGTCTTGCCTTGCCTTGAGCTTGTCGGACTGGGCGGAATCCATCACGCTGTAATAGTCGTTGGCCAAGTTGCCCTGCATCGTCATCTTCGTATCAGTTGCTGCACGAAGCCTGTCAAGATTGTTCTGCATGGCCGTAGTGAAGTCGTTGTACTTGCGGTAGGCGAAGTCACGGTCATCACGGTAATCCTGTTGGGCCAAGCGGTAAAGCTCTTCGTCTTTGTTGGCCACGGCTTCTGCGATAGCCTGTGCTGCACCGCTTCCACGGCCAAGACCTGCACCTGCTGCGCTATGTTGTACGCCTTCGATTTCGTTCTGGACAATCTTATCACGCAGCGGATTGATGAAGTCGTTGACGGACTTGTTGTAGTTGAACTGATTGTTCGGGTCTTCCAAGTCATAGACAAACGAATTCGGGTCGTATCCTGCGATAGCGGCCCTGTAATTGTCCACGTCTTGCTTTTTCCCAAGACCACCACGCCTGTCGTAATAGTCGTCAATGTCCTTCAACAACTGATTGTATTCATACGTAGTTTGTGTCTTATCCTGTGAAAGCCGCTTACGTGCGTCTTCCCTTGCCTCACGGTCAGCATTGGAATTCATTATGTTGCTCACGAGGTTTGCTGCTGCGATACCGCCTGCGACGAGTGCTGGAATCATATTTGCCTCCTAGTTATCCTTGACCAGTTTGAGAACTCCTTGAGCACACTCGCTGGCCCCGAGGTCAAGGTTTAGTTTAGAATTCGTTACGTTAATCGTATTCCCTTCGTTTGTCAAAAGGAATCCGTCATACACTTCTGGAAGCTGGTATTCCGATACCTTCGCTCCTCTATTCGCAACAACGAGCAGCAAGTTCTTGAACACGGTCACCGAGCCCCAAGTTTCGCCAAGATATCCATACTTGCCTTTGAGGGCCTCTATGTTCTGATTCTCCTGCGAATAACGTATAAGCTTCATTTCATTCTGCATAGGCGCCTCACTAGAACCAAGCCGCTGGACTCCAAGCCACTTTCATGTTCTCTATGGCAAACGGAATCTCTTCGGTCGTAGAAATCTCTATCGTGAAGAACTTGCCGAAGCCTAGATGCCACATGGTCGTTTGCCATCCGTAATCACCAACTTTGCCAAGGTAGTAGTCTTCATAGTCCGAGAAGTTTCCACCATCCCAAGTATATCTCACCGATACCCTTGGGTTAAGCTCACCGTCAGTCGGCTGTGCAATAGCACCGTCAATTAGGTTTGAGAACCTAGTGCTATGTTGTCCGTTATTACATATAAGCTCCAAGCTGTCGATGAAGAACGGCTGGTCATTCGATGTCAGTACACCGCCCCTGCGGAGTTTCAGAATCTTGCGTCCGTCGTGCTCATGGAACACATGTTCATCCATGTAGCACAAAGTATTACCAGAAGCCACCATTGTTCTGTTGTATGCAAACGTAGCGTGATTGTAACGCCAGAACGTTAAGTTGTTCGAAATGTCGTAGCTTGCCCTGCGGTGCCACTTGTTCTCGGTCACATCGTAAACGTAAGTAAGTTTGCTGTCCTCAAAGGTCAGCGAATAGAACACATGCCTGTGTTCCTGCCAAATGCTAGAATACGCATTTTCTGGGTGAATCATTTGGGCCAGTTCACGCTCTACGTCGCCCGTAGAAATTCTGGTCAGCTGCGTATCCTGCAACATGAACACGGCGTTCTCGCCAATATCCGAAGAGCCTAGCCAAATGGTAGTATGGCCAAGCATGCAAAGCGAATTGATAGCCTGGATGCCAATGTTTCCCGCAGCGTTGTCAGGTGAACTGAACGGATTGTTCTTGTCGTCGTTGAACGAGAACGCCTGCCAGCTCCTTGGTCCAAAGGTATAAAGCTTGGAACCATTACTGCAAAGAGAAGTCGTATTGTCTTGTGACCATTCGCTGAAAGTTATGAATCCAATGTTGTTCGTAGTAGACAAACGCCAGATGTCGTAGTTGATATCCCCGTAAGTATCAGTCGTTTCAAACGGATACTGGATACTCGTATAGAACGCATCAGTGCCCTCGTCATTACATACAAGGTAACCATAAAGATACGCAATATGGCTAGGCCTGATATGCTGTGATTCGTCAAGCGGCTTCAATGGCAATTCGATTGTACGGAAGTCAGTACGCTGTGATGCAATAGGAATTGTGGTATCTACTGCGTACATTGAGAATCCGTCAACGATAACCAAGTGCGGGTGGGCGGAGTTATAACCGCCTGTTTCTACCATTCTGCACTCGGTATTCGTGCTCTCGATTGTCGCTATTTCATAGGTCTTTCCATCAGCATCGAAGAGATAAAGCTTATGTCCAAAGACTCCGTAAAGTGCAGGAACGTTTCCCGTTTCGTCACGGCCTCTCGATACTCGGTATAAGCCTCTGCAAACCCCGTCAAGCTCCTCTGCAAAAGGAACCTCTCCATCCACGGAGCGCATCAGCAGTTGGGTACTGTGTTCATTGAGGTCCTGCGTTTCTGGGTACATGTTGATAGCATCGCCAAGGCCAACCTTGACGATGTTGCTGCGGGAAAGCCCGCCTGCTACATTTTGCACTAGAATGACGCGATTACCCATACTAGAAACCCCACATACGACCGCCAACTACGCCCCAATAGGAGCTGCGGTCATCGTACCCGTCATCACGTAAGACCTGCTTGGCGTCAGCCTTCGGAGTCCTTACGTTGTTAATCATGTCGCCCAATTCGGTTTTGAGCCTTTCGACTTGTGCATCGTCCATTCTTGGATAAGCTAATGCAAGCTTGTAAGTAAGTGCAACAGTCAAAAGCTCAATATAGGCGTCAGGGATACGCAAATCCGTATCCAAGTCAAATTCCACGGCCCTGTTGTAGTCCAGTTTCAGTCTCACGGACTGGGCCGCAATGTAAGGCTTAATCTTGATAATCCATTCGCCTTGTGACAATTCCTTGAAAGTCCAAAGCAAGTCGCTGCTAGCATAGGAATCGAAGTCGGCATGCGGAACGAAATTCAGTTTGAGCATTCCGTACGGCTGATTCCTGTTGATGTTCAAAGTATTTAGCTTTGAAACCCCTGGAACATTTACATGGTAGGCTTTCGCATACTGCAAGACTTGCTGATACCTTGGGCTAAATCCATCCTGATTAGGATGTGGCAACCACTGATATTCCGTTTCGCCCCCACTGGATAAACTAATCACGGAGTAAACTACTTGGTCATGGGTGCCATCATTAATGAAACCCCAAACTCCGTTTTCGTAATCCTGTTCAGTCAAAGTGTAAGCGGACAATTCTTCGGGCGTATTGAAGATAAGGTTATTCTCGCCGAGCATCGTATCCGTTTTGTCGTAGATATGAATTACCGTCTTGGCGGGCAAATCTAGGCCCATCTGCGTAAAGGCTAGGAAGTTGTCGTTGTTAAATTTTGACACGATTCCTGCAAGCAGCTTATAGGAGCTCATCAGCAAATCACCTGGGGCGGTCTGGCGCCTCGGGACTACGTTTGCCCTGCTGAGGGCTTCTGTTATAATTGAACGGACTTCCATGGTAAAGCCCCTTGGTTTAAATGTGAAACGTTTACGCCGATAATAAGTATAAACGTTTCACACTAAAGGCCCATGTAATACCTATCCAGAACACTCCTAGCCTTTTCGGTGGAATAGCCTTCCGTCGGTTTGGCTTGGTCATGATTCTTGGCGTAAACGGCTAGGGCAACGGCATCAGCCAAGTCAGGCGAGTGCCCAAGTATCTTCTTGGCGAGTTCCTTTGGCAAGAGCTGCTGCTGTCCTTTCTTGTTGATTTCCACCTGCATGGCCAAGATTTCATCCTTTACCTCATCACAAACCCAGAATCCGTTCTTGATTTCCTTGGCCAATTCCAAGTACATTTCAGTTCGTGCGTTTGGGTAGTCCGTTTCATTGAAAGCCTTTTGTGCGAAGTTGACGGGCTTCATCTTCATATCACGGGTCTCCATAAGGTCCATAGCTCCTTGACCATATCCACCAGTTCCATCACCGAAAGCGCTCAATGGCTTGAAGTTTCTCCAAAGGCCTGCTATTTGTTCCACCTTTTGGCTAGTGTTGAGGTCAGGCGCCTTGGCCCAGTCCACCATGCCCGTTTCGTCAATCACGACAACTGTGTTCTCGTCAGCACCAAGGCCTGCGAAGTCAGCGCCCATCCAATAACCTTTCCTGTGCGGATTGACCAACTTGGCCTTGATGAAATCGGAGCGCATGACGATTTGTGATGCTATGTCGAAGTCAAAGATTTCTCCTAGAACCTGTTGGCGGTAGATGTTGGAGCCTTCGACATAACGGGTCTTCAAGCCTTCCTTGAACTTGTTAGAAGTAAACGGATTGTCAAATGCAGTAGCCCGAACAACGCATTCTGGATTGTTCTTGCAAAGCGAGCTAAACCAGTTCTCGGCTGTCATTGATTGAGGAGAACTAATCATGCGGCTCATTGGCTCGAATCGTCCACCACGCATACGGTCAGAAGCATACTGGTAGCACTCTTCGCAACAATAAGCGGCTTCGTCCATGGCAAGCAAATCGATTTCAGACAAACCCAACATGGCCTCCGGGTTTTCGGAAGAATACCCGAACAGCACCGAGCCGTTTTCAAGCGAGAATTCTTGTTCGCTCTTGTTGTATTCGTAAGACAATTTGTTTATAGCGCATACGGACTGCAGTTCTCGGATTAGAACACGCTTTAACGCCTTATGGGTTTGGGCTATGCCGATGCAGCGAATACCATTACAGCGAACCATTTGCATGATAATCCACCAAGCTAGAGCACGGCTCTTGCCTGCGGAAATACCCGTACACGCTATTCGCAACGGGTCATCGAAATGTTCCTTAAATGACTTTACGCCAATGAACTGCTCTTGCCATTTGGAGAGCTTTGGCTTATCATTCGACGATTTCGAAGTCGAAGACGACCTTCTTTGAGCCACTTTCGCCTCCTTCCGATTTTGCTTCATCGGATACGGCGGAAGCCTTTATGCTCATGGCTTTCTTCTTCTCGGCCCACCTATCCGCATCCCTTCGTTCAAGAATCTGCAGGTATCGGCGAGCCAATCTATCGTCAGGGTCAAGCAACAGTTTCTTCGTCAACAACTGTCGCAATAGGAGTACTTTCTCCTCCCAGTACTTGACGGGTACTTTATCTATGATTGTTCCAGCAGGCGCCCAGTGGAGTGCCACACGGGCCCAGTCAGCAACGTTATCCGTAGAAAGTAACGCAATAGTAAGCTCAACCTGAAACTGCGGTACAACGAGGCGCTTACTGCCATCGGTAATATTTCTGTCAAGCGTAACATGGGTATAGTTTATCTCAAGCCACCCGCTCAACGTGCAGCCTGGAGCCTTTTCTTCCAATGCTTTCGCCTTTTCTGTTCCAAGTCTTTTCATGCGTATAATAAGTATAGGGCCCCACGGCGGGGCCCCTTATCTACTTGGCTTTCTGTTGTTTTCGGTATAAGTTGTCAAACGGGTCTCCGTTAGGCGATTTCCACTGCTGGTCAAGCGGACTAGCATACCTTGGCGGAGATGCGTTCATGTCCAACGGGCTAGCATATTCTGATAGCGGTGCTTGCATATCCTTGTTCACTTCCGCTTCCAGTGCATCCATTTGCGGTCCGTACTTCTCCTTGATTGTCGGGAACTCCGCCATCCTTTCACGAAGAACCTTGAAGTTGGCTATGTTCCCCTTTTTCAGTGCGATGGTAACTGCGGCCAATACGCTATCGTACTTCTTCTTGTGTTCGCTTTTCATAAGCACCCCCTTGCTTCCGCAGCAACTCTATGTTGTTCTTGGTCAAACTCGTCAAGGCTATCATCTGGAACCTTTTCGACTACGGCTTGTCCACCGCTGTTGATGTATTTAAGGCGCCACTTGAACTTGTTTCCGCCAAGCGAAACCTTTTCGCATTCGTCAATGTTGTGCCACCTGTACTTACCGTCGTCATGCTTGACTCTGACTTTCATATGTGCAGTTGGATTGGCGGGTGCTGTATCACCGTAGATTTCGTTCGGTGCAGCCCCAATCGTTTCACGGAGTCGTTTTACACGCTCCATGACTTCTAGTTCAAGCGGACTGTTCCCGCTATCGTTTGTTCGCCAAAGAGCTGCCTGCATAAGCAGGTCGCTCAAATAAACTAATTCTTCTTGTGCATTCATGTGTGCATTCCTTTGTTTGAAAAAATAGCCACAGCGGCAGGATTCGAACCTGCGACATCGGGATTACAAATCCAAAGTAACCTGTCCTATCGCCACCCAAACCTAAGAGATACTTTCACCAACTGGGGGAAATGGGCGGACGGGTAACATTCCGTGCTCTACCAACTGAGCTACGCTGTGTTGACTAAGCTCTAGTGGACGGACAAGAAACTAAATGCACACACTTGAAAAAATTTCTAGCAGCTTGTCCGCCCGCTAGAGCCCAGTCCGAAGACTGAACTCCAGGAGTAATTAACCTGAGTAACTATGATAGGCGCCGTCAATTTATACTCGGTCAGCGCAGTCGAGTTTTTGACTGACTATGTTAAAACGGTAAATCTGAATCTTCGAAGCTTGCTGCTGCAACTTGCTGTTGGGCCTGCTGAACCTGCTGAGTCTTCTTAACTACCTTCGGCTTTTCGGTCTTCGGAGTATTGACAACTTCTGCTTCAACAGCGGTTTCTTGTGCAGTAGCTTCTGCAGATACCAATTCAATGAAGTAGTTGTTGAAATACGGCTTTCCGTTTTCTGCAAGCTTTGTTGTCTGTACACGGTCCATGGCTGCGAAGACTTCAACGCCCTTGTTGATGACCTTTCCTGCGGCCTGAACTGCGGTAACGATAGCATCCCAAAGAGTTTCGTCGTCTTCGTCAGAAATCTTTTCTTCCTTTACGCCAGCATCAAGCAACTGATTCACGAGTGCAGTGTAACGCTTTGCCTGCGAGTCAGAATTGTGGTTTTCGGAAATGTATTCGGAAATTGTTGCGCCTACGTCTTCTTCGTTTCCCTTGATGACTTCAACGACTTCGTAGGTAAGCTTTGCACGCTTTGCAGTACCCTGACGGTTTTCACCGATTTCAGCACCAACAAGCTTGGCCTTGAAACGGCCTGGGCCCGCAGTACGAGAACCGCTTCCGCTGTTTTCTGCGAGTGCTGACTGACGATTGTTCTTTGCTGCTTGAATGAACTTATTCATATTGTTTCTCCTGGGGCAAAATGAAAGGCCCCGATTGTCGTTGCTCTTGACTCTCGGGGCCTCCTAGCTAGGGGAAACCTTCGATGCGATAGGAGCAACATTCTATCGCTTTCATACTATAAGTTTAGCATTTTATTCGCCGCTCGTCAAGAGTTTTCGGCTTAAAATCATGTTATTTTTTCTTTACATTCTTATCCCGCTTGTAAAGCAGCAACATGATTTGCCTCCACTGACGACAAAAGCGGTGTTCTCCATCGTGATAGATGTAGGCGCCATCGTTGACTTCTGGCTCGCCAACCTTTAAGTAGTCGATTCCCGTGCATACTCGGACGGCTTCCAACATGCAATCACGCATGGTCTTCGCACATTCCTCTTCTAGGCCTCGTGGACAACTTGCAACCACTTCGTCGTGAACAGTGTAGCGAGTCCTTATGTTTGCGTTTTCTAGGCGCCTCAAAGCCTCGTAAAGAATAGCCGAGCCAACCCCTTGAATCGGGAAGTTCAAAGCCGAGAGAATGCTTCTAGTCTTGTCTTTGCGGGGCTTAAACGTGCGGTAAAGCCAACCATTAGGCAAAACCCAATCACATGTCTTGGACTCAACTTGCTGTTGCATCTTGGCCCTCTTCGTGTACAGAACTCGGAACAGCTTCTTATAGCGCTCCACAAGCTTCTCCACCTGACCTAGTGATGAAAAGCTAGCCTTATTGGCCATGTAGATTCCCTCGGCGCCTCGGCCATACCCTAGGCCAAGAACAATAGGCTTGATAAGGTTTCTCGTTTGCTTGTACTTCGCCTTGTAGTCCTTGAACTTGCCCATGGATTCGTCATACGCAGGGCAAAGGCCGAACGATGCACAAATGTAAAGGTAGAAGTCATTGGACAAGTATGCAGCCTTAAAGCGCTCATCTTGACTCCAGCCAGCCATCAAGCAGTTCTCTTCGCCCGAGAAGTCGATACCCACAAGGCTTGTGCTATCGTTTGGATGGACAAGCGTACGGAGAACTTTACTAAACCCTGGAACAAATCCAGTTGACGGCTTGGCCCCACATCTTCCCGTTTGAGTTCCATAGCAACATGCGTCAGGATGGAATGTACTTCTAACTGAATCAAATCGGGGCGTTAGTGCGCCTTTGGCAAACGCTGCGAAGTTCCTCGTCGTCTTCAGATATTCTCGGTAATCGGCAATAAACTTGCTTGCGTTTTCGTAGTTCTTGAGGGTCTTGTCATCGGCCTTGAACTTTCCAGTTGCCGTCGTTGGCCATCCTTTGATTCCTAGGGCCTTTATTTGGTCTTGTACGTATTCTTGGCTGATAGAACGTTTTACGGTCTTCTTGCCCGTTTCCGTGACGATTCCTGGGTATTTCACGCCCAGTTGCATCATAAGGCCTTCACGAACTCTTGGGCCGTTGTGGAGCATAGCTTCTGCATGCCTAGCCCAAACTGGAATGCCTCGGGCCCAAATCACCGCATAGATGGCCGCTGTGCGACCCCATCCAAGTACATGGGCCATCGGGCCTTCGCTATAAAGTTCTGCTGATTCCCACAAGCGGATAGCGTTATCATACCGCTTTACGTAAGCCAAGTACTCGGCTGCTGCTAGCAAATGCAGGTCAGCTACGTCGCTAGCGCAGTAGCCCATGATACCGCTCTTGGCTGCCTCAATTTCCGCATCCGTTCCAGAAATGATTATGTTGCGGTAATCCGTCTTTTCTTCTGCCGTAACATCATGGGCAATATTAAAACGTTTGAGGCAAGCCAATAGGTTTAGTTCACGACTGAAGAAGTCTTCGCTGGACTCTTCCACGACTTCGCCATCAGCCAGCTTCTTTTTCTTTTTGGGAAGCGCTTGGTTGCTGTTCGTCAAGCATTTGGCTGTCAGGTAGGTATCAAACCAGTTAAAACCCATAGGGTTTATTCTGAGCATTATTAGGCATCGTGCTTCTGCCCTTTCAACTGCATGGGCCACAAGCATGTGGTCTTCCGCCTGTATTCCTATGAGGCGTGTTCTGAGCTTCTCTTCGTCGCTATGGTCGAGAAGCCAATAATTCTCGGTGGGCTCGCCCTTGGGGTTTATGGAGCAGCATACCAATCGATAGGAGCTGCCTAGGTCTTGATACTCGAAATCTATCGCATAACTTTTCATAGTCTTATTCCTACGGCTCTTTGAGGGGCCGTTCCTCGTCAACAGTTTATAAGATATAAAAACCAGCGGAGAATGTCAAGAGGTTCAAGGGTGTTCAAAATGCAAGAGTTTTCCAACCTCCTATTATATATATTTCCTTATTATATATATTCTTTTTTTTTCTTTTTTATTTTTAAAGTAAGAAAACTATTGCACCCTTACACCAAATCGCCGCCAGCCCAGTAACTACGCGGGATAAAGTGGTGCGATATGTCTTGCACTTTTGCCGTTTTTTACCTTGCACTTCTTGCACTTTTCACATTTTATCCATAATATATCAGCATACCTGATTAAATGATGGTAGCTTAATTGAATCTAGTTAGGGAATCAATAAAGAAAACCTCTAGGAATCCTAGGGGTTTTTGTTTCATTTATGGTTATTTTGATTTATTCTTTGCGTCGGATTCCGCAAATTTTGCGGTAGCCTTTGACTGTCTTTACCTTACAACTGTATTTAGTTGTAAGCAAACGGCGGATATCTCTTTTGTTGAATGGGGTCAAGGCTGACTTTTCTCCGTGGAGTGAGCGAACATCCTGCACAGCTTCCATAGCCTCTGGAAGAGCCATAACGCTTTCGGAATCAAACTCGAAAGCCTCTTCAATGTAAAACGCCCAAGCATCAGCATCAATATCAACGCACTGCTCAACTGCAAGGCTGTGCTGTTGATTGTTCTGGACGATTACGCTGTAAGGCGGTGGACTTACCTTAAAGAACACCTGCTGACACTTGTAAAGAATAGCAGGCATTTCTTTCAATAAACCGCCTGTCAGGTCATAGCCGTTGTTAATTCTACGACCCTTTGAGTCAAGACGGAACGAGCCATCTTTGTTTAATACGGAAAACTTACGCAGCGTTTTGTCTGACGGGGTTTGCATCTTGATGTAAAGGCAACGGCGAGATTCGTTTTCGGCATCGAAGTTTACGTCAGGGCTTTCATTAGCGGCAATCCAAACAATCGGTTCAAGGACAGTCGTAATGATTGGCTTGTTCTTGCGGTTAATGCTTATAGGGTCATGGCCAGTCAAGTTATGAATCAACTGGCTCTTGACGGAAAGACCAGTCTTCACGTCAGAAAGGATGACCATTCTCTTGCCAACGGCATCTTCCAGACCGAAGTCGCTGTTGAGCGTTTGGCCAAGACTGCAGGCAAGATTTCCACCAAGATACTTGCGAAGAGCATTCAGGAAACTGGATTTGCCATCACCGCCCTCGCCGTGTAACCAAATATACTGATTGAGCTGTGATGGAGCATAAACGGTAGCGTAGATAGCAGCCATCAATGATTCACGGCATTCTGGAACGACTGCATCAAGGAATCCGTCAAAGTCAGGAGTTGGCCCATCTTGCAGCTTGTTCAGGTCAAAGTATGCATATGCATCTACAGTAGGGTCATTGGTAAGCAGCTTCGGCTCAAAGTCAGCGTCATAGATAAACCCAAATGAATTCAGTTTGTTGTTGAGTGCAGAAAGCATTTCGTCAACATTTTTAAGTCCGCCTTCGATTTCTCCACGACTTAATCCACCCTCATGTTGGCGTTTAAGGTCTTCGATTTTGTTGTTCACGATATTCTTGATACGCTGAACATTATCAGCACGGCCCTTGATTGTGTTGAAGATTTCCTCGCGGAAACGAATATAGAGCTTGTAGAAAGGTATGTTCGTTGCGTAGTGAACTTCTCCGTCTTTTTTGAAGTATACGTCAACCTCTTTCGCTTTCGATGTAGCAACCAAACACTTCTCCAACTCCCTGCGAAGAGAACCTTGGAGCGTTGTAAACGGCTGCGTGGAATCTTCCACTTCCAACCAAATAGTTCCCTCGGCCTCTGGGTTTCTTCTGTAAACAATCGGTGAGCCGTCTTTCGCATACCTGAACCTAAAGTTCTCGGTCAGGAACTTCTTTACAAGAACACTGACCGTATCCACGTATGCGGGGAACAATTTAGACTCGCATGCGGCAAGCCAACCATCAATTATTTCAGTGCTGTTTTGAGCAGTTACTGTCTTGTCGGCATCTAGCATAAGGCTTCCGATTCCTGCTTCACGGGAAAGGGAATCCTTGTGGGCAATCACAGCCTGTTCGAAGTCTTTGCGGCTTGTTGGCAAGCTATCATCTTCTTGCAAGTCAATAACGTTTACGGGAAGATTGTGCTTCTGGGCAAGCTTGGCCCAACCGCCAATATCCCATGTTTGTGGGCGAAGCCCTAGTTGATTAAGAGCATAAGCTATTTCGCTTTTCATTTTTACCTCATTAGTTGTTGTTAAGATACATTAATGTTTGGCTATTGTCAACCGTTCTTATGTCGATTGCCGAAGCACCCTCAATAAGGTTAACAAGAGTGCTGTCGATAGCAACAATACGCAGCAAGTTCTTGGCACGGCTGTTGGCCACATACTTCAATTCCTTTTGGCAAGAGAAATCCATACCTGCTCGGTTTGCGTTTGCATCGAAGAGGTAGTAGATGATGTCTTCTTCACTGCCCTGTGCTTTGTGGACTGTGCAAGCCCATCCTATTTGAAGATAGGTATCGGCCTGTTCTTCGTTAAGGCTGACCTGCTGACCGTTTATACGACGGCGAACAATTACGCTGTTGTCAGGGTAAACGAACTCCACATCAACAAATTCGTTCTTGGTGAGTAATACGTTCCTGCTCTTATCTCGCAAGTTGTCCATCACTACGGCCCGCATACCAACCTTATTGACCTTTACATGCTTGGCTTCGAATCCGCCCCTGCGGTAATCAAGGGTTTTGCCATAGAGCATT